CGTCTAAGTTTATGTCCTTGTCTGACGAGAGATTCCCCAACAGTCGGTCCAGTTGTACCTGTTTTTGACCATGCAGCCGTATCAAGCACTCCTGAAACTGAAAGAGGGTCTTCCATTTCCATGTCTGTTATTATACGTCCTAAATCCTCACCTGTCAAGCCTTTTCTGTATAATTCCCTATAAATTATTAAAGTACCATCTGCTCTATCTACTGCTCCCCACACACAAGCACTCTCAGAAGCGTACCCATAGTCTATTCCTTTTATCCTTTCCCACGTTATAGGAATGTTAAATGGAGTAATAATATGTACATCTGGATCAAATTCTACAAAGGCTGCTCCCTCATTTACATCCCAATTACCTTCTAGTAATTGTTTACGTTGAACTGGTGGTAATGACATAAGCATTTGCTCATATACACCATCATTAGATAAGTAAGGGTTGTCTGTTAAACGAGCAGGTATAAATTTTCTAGTTAGCCCATCATCGCCTTGAAAAGATTCATTAGGTGCAAAAGCATCTACGTATCGTTTCTTAACCCAATTAGCTCCTATACCACCGGGGTTAGCAGTACAACGTAGATACGTTTTAATTTCAGGGTCAGTAGTTCTAAGACGAGAAGCTAAATAGTTCCAACCAAATTCTGTAGGTAAGTGAGTAATCTCGTCAAAACCAATCCAAGAGTATGCTTGTCCTTGGTAACGATATACGTCTGCAT